TGTATCAATTGCACAAGCCATCACTGGCGCCGCTGCCTGAGCAGCTACAGGGACAGACGATGTGGAGCCTCGACGCTCTTCCGCATCCCTCATGCAGCCCACCGAGCCACGCTCGGGAGGGGCTGCGACGCAGTTCTTACGACCTTCACCAGCTACCACCGCGTCCATCCTTTCACCCGACATCGGCGGCGGGTGCGAAGCGTCTGATCCCGTTTAGGGCAAACCGGTGGTCGCGGTGGTGCGACAGACTGTGGCCGGTAATCAGGCGAACGCCGAACCTGTTCCGCATAACCGGAACACCAACTTCGTGCTTTCGAGTAGGATCGCTGTCGATGGCATGGCCTACGACCAGCCGCCAGTCGCGCGGCTATGGCGCTGCGCACGATCGCATGCGGGCGCTGCTGAAGCGCACCGTCATCCTGTGCGAGGAATGCACGCGGCACGGGCGCACCACCGTCGGCAAGATCGCTGACCACATCCTGCCGAAGGCGCAGGGCGGCACCGACGACCGAAGCAACTACCAGTGGCTGTGTCAGGACTGCTCCGACGCGAAGACGCTGGCTGACAAGGGCGCGGCTGCGAAGCCTGAAGGTGGCGTCGACCGATCAGGACGACCGACCAGCGCGTCGCATCCGTGGAATAGGCGGGCCTAACGTTCACCTATGCAACCCCACCCCCCGGTCAAAAGTCTGGAGGGGCGCGGCCTATAGGACCGAACCGCCCCCGCATACGCACCGCAGGCTAATTTTGAGGGGGGAGGGTTTCCGAGCCGCCACCCGACAGGAGGCCGCATGGCTCTTGACGTGATCGAAGGCGGCGAAGGATCGCCACCGGAACCCAACTGGAAGGCGATCTTCGGGCGTGCAGCGGACCGCAAGGCCGCTGCCGAACACTGGAAATGCATCGTCGCCGAGCTGCACACGGCGCAGAAGCTGGCCGCGGCGAACGCCCATGCAATCCTTCGCCTCGTCGTCGCCTACATGACCTTCGACCGGTCGGCCAAAGAGGTGATGAAGGTCGGCCCGGTCATCAAGGCGAAGACGACCGGCGTGCCCAGCCATAACCCTTGGTGGACCACGATGACCGGGGCTGCGGCTCAGGCCGCCAGCCTCGAAAAAGAACTCTGCATCTCGCCCCGCGACCGCAACGCAGGCGGAAAGGTCGAGCGCAAGCAGCGCAAGACCACCGCCGCCGCAAACTATCTGAAGCCCGTTGCCAAATAGGTTTCTGGTCGAGGAAGACCCGACGACAGCATGGGCGCAGGCGGCGGTGAAGGGCGACCTCGTCGTCGGCAACTTCGTGCGCCACGCCGCCGAGCGACACCTCCGCGATCTTCGCGACGGTCCGCGCCGCGGGTTGCACTGGAACCCCGAAGCGGCGGCGCATGCACTCGGATTTCTGCCGGCCGTGTTCTCGGTCACTGATGGCCCGGCTGCCGGCAAGCCCTTCCATCCGCTCGAATGGCATACATTTGTCATCGGCAGCCTGTTCGGCTGGGTGAACAGCAACGGGCGCTGGCGCTTCCGTCACGCGTGGCTGGAAACCGGGAAGGGGCAGGCCAAGTCACCGCTGATGGGCGCGATCGGCCTGTACATTATGGGGTGGTGCGGCATCCCGCGCGCTCAGGTGTTCGCGATCGGGCAGGACAAGGCGACAGCCGGCGTCCTGTTCCGCGACTCCGTTGCCATGTGCCGGGGGCAGATACCGGACGAGGACGAGGGCGACACGCTGGAAGCCCGCGGCGAGGTCATCATCCGCGGTGAGGGCGACAACGCGTGGATGGTAGAGCATCCCTCGTCGCAGTCGTTCTTCCGCAAGCTGGCCGGCGGCGACGCCCAGTCGGGTCCGCGACCCGCCTGCGTGCTGGCGGACGAGATCCACGAGTTCAAATCTGACCACAGCATCGAGACGTGGCGCCGCGCCATCGACAAGATCGCCGGCAACGCGATGATGGTGCTGGGGACGAACACGCCGGCCACGACGCAGCACGTCGGGCAGTCGTATTCAGAGGTCTACCAGCAGATCGCCGAGGGCAAAGCGCGCGACGACAGCGCGTTCGCCTTCGTCGCCCGGATCGACAAGGCCGATCGCGAAACGGTGTTCGAGAACGAGGGTTGCTGGAAAAAGTCGCTGCCCGCGCTGGGCGAGACGTTCCCGATCGAGAACATCCGCGAGACGGTGGCGGCGGCGGTGCTGCGCCCATCTACGAAGTCGAGCGTGAAGCGGCTCTACTTCGGCATCGATGTCGGCGCGGCCGATTTCTGGATGGACGAAGAGAAGTTTCAGGCAGTTCTGGGATCGGTCGACACTAACGCTCTGAAGGGCCAGCGGTGTTACCTGTCACTCGACCTGTCGCTGAAGAACGATCTGACCGCTCTGACCGGAACATGGATCAGCGAACTCGGCCACCTATCCTCGAAGACTTGGTACTGGACGACGAGAGAGGGGCTGAAGGATCGCGCGGAGCGCGACCACGCTCCCTACGTCGAGTGGGTCGAGGATAAGTACCTGACGGCGCTGCCGGGTTCGGTGATCGACTACACCTTCGTCGCAATGCAGGTGGCCGCGCTCCAAGCTGAACAGGCGATCGAGTTCCTAGCCTTCGATCCGGCGTTCATGTCGGAGTTCGAGGCGGCGTGCGGGCAGGTCGGTCTTCAGGTCTGGCGCTGGGAAGGCCCCGGCAAGCCGGACGGTAAGGGGCTGAAGCTGGTTGCGCACGCGCAGGGCACGAAGATCATGTTCGAGGACAAGCAGCTTTGCATGCCAACCTCGATCACGAAGCTGGAAGACTCGATCCTCGAACAACGCATCACGATCGATGACAGCCCGGTAACCTATTCCTGTGCGGCCGGCGTCGAGATCATCTCCGACGGTCAGTCGAACAGGGCCTTCGACAAGAAGAAGTCGCGCGGCCGGATCGACGGAATGGTGACGATCGCGATGGGGGCCGGTGCCGCTCGCATGCACGAAAAGCCGAAGGTGAAGTCGGTCTACGAAGGCCGCGGCATCCGGTCAGTTTGAAGGAGGCGATAGCCTATGTCATCGCCTGACGACTACCGCCGCGCTGCCGAGTTCCGCCGATCCACTTCCCGCGGAGTGGTGACCACCAGTCCGGTGACCGGCTCCGGCCAGTCGGTGACGGCCTATTCGACGCACAGCCTGACCGACGGCGACGATCCCGTTCTGGGAGCGTTCCTTCGAGGCGGCCGGGCGAACATGGCCGGGGTCTGCGTCAGCGACCGCATGGCGATGCGCAATTCGGTGTTCTACCGGGCCTCGTCGCTGATCGCCGGGTCGATGGGGATGCTGCCCCTTCAGATGTTCCGGCGCACTCCAGACGGGAAGACGGAAAAGGCGACCGATCACCCGCTGTACAAGGTGTTCAAGCTCGACCCCAACGGCATCCATTCGCCGTCCGAGTTCAAGAGCTTCATGCAGCTGGCGGCGCTGTTCGACGGCAACGCCTATGCGCGCGTCATCCGGCTCAACGGCGAGATACAGGCGCTGGTGCCGTTCGCCCGGAAGACCGTCGTGCGCGAGTTGAGCGGCGCGACCCTGCGGTTCAAATACACGCCGCCCTCCGGCAAGGTCGAGTATCTGAAGCCCGAGGACGTGTTCCACTTTCGCGGGCCGGTGTCGCTCGACGGCTTGCACGGCCTCGGCCTGCTGGATGTGGCCGCCGACACGCTGGGCCTCGCCCACCTAGCCGATCGTGCGATGGCGAAGCTGTTGCGCAGCGGCGTGATGGCCGGCGGTGCCTTGGAAGGCAAAACGTCGATGAGCGACGAAGCGTATGATCGCCTGAAGGCGGACATGCGCGACAAGTATTCCGGCAGCGAGAATGCTGGCGAGTGGATGATTTTGGAGGAAGGCTTCGAGGCGAAGCCTTTCTCGGGATCAGCGCGCGACTCCCAGTTCGTGGAACTGATGAAGCGGCAAGCGGAGGAAGGCTCGCGCTTTACTGGCGTTCCGCGCCCGCTCCTGATGTTTGACGAGACGGCGTGGGGGAGCGGCATCGAGCAGCTGGGTCTGTACTTCGTCGTCTACTGCCTGCTGCCGTGGTTCATCATCTGGGAAGAGGCGATCTGGCGACTTTTGACCGTCAGCGAGAAGAAGGCGCGGAACGGCGTGCTGCTCTACGCCAAGTTCAACGAACGCGGCCTGCTGCGCGGCTCGCTGAAAGATCAGGCCGAGTTCATGGCGAAGGCGCTCGGGTCCGGCGGCGGCCGGCCGTGGTCGACGCAGAACGAAGTCCGCGGCGCATTCGATCAGAACCCGCTGCCCGGCGGCGACAATCTGCCCCGCGAGGGCACCACCGCAGCGGCCATTATCGAGGACGAGAACGATGCGTAACAGCCTCCTTGCGGTTCTGGCCGCCGAGCGCCCGCCGGAAATCGCCAACATTGGCACCGGGTCGGACTGGAAGTTCGAGACGCGCGCGCTCGCCCCTGACTTCGAGAAGGTGGAGGTCACCGCGCTCGCGTCGGAGCGTCCGACCATCTCCATCTTCGGCTACATCGGCGACGACGGAGATGGCGGCGGCATCACGACGGCGCGCATTGCTGGCGCGCTGCGGTCGGTGGCGGGCAAGCCGATCACCGTCGAGATCAACTCGCCCGGCGGCAACTATTTCGAGGGCGTGGCCGCCTACAACCTGCTGCGCCGCCACGACGCGGAGGTTCGCGTCGAAGTCGTCGGCATCGCAGCCTCCGCGGCATCGGTGATCGCGATGGCCGGCGACGAGATTGCGATCGCGCCCAACGCCGAGATCATGATCCACGAAGCCCGCGGGCTGTTCTTCGGCACGAAGTCGGAGATGCGGTCAGCATGGGAGACGCTGGCGCACATCGACACGGCTATGTGCGAAACCTACTCGGCCCGGTCTGGTCGCCCGATTGCGGAGTTCGAGGCCATGATCGCCGGGCAGGACGTGTTCCTGCGCGGTCAGGAGGCGATCGACGCCGGACTGGCGGACGCGCTGATGGAGCGCGAGGCGCAGATGCCGGTCTACGCGACAGCGACGGACCTGCCGACCGACAAGGCATCCCTCGACAAGTTTCTCGCGAAACACGATGTGCCGCGCTCCGCGCGACGCGACCTGTACCGCGCGATGGGCACGCACAACGCTGCCGACCCTGCCACGCTGCGCGCTGGCGATGAACCCGAGCCCGATTATTCGCGGCTCATTGCTGCCCTCACCGTCTGAAGGAAACAGACATGAAGACCACTGCGATGATCGCCGCCTCGATGGCGGCGACGGCATCGGGCCTGCTCGCCGTTCGCGCCGAGGCCCAGCCAAAGAAGCCGGACAGCATCGAAGCACTCGGCGTAGCCTTCGAAGCGTTCAAGACCGCCCACACCGCCTCGCTGGACGAGATCAAGGCGGGCAAGACCGACGTGGTCACCACCGATAAGCTCGGCAAGATCGAGGCGGAACTGGACAAGCTGCAAGCGGCTGTCGAGAGCGTCAATCTCCGCGCTTCGGTCGGGAACGACGACGCCGAGAAGATCCGTGACCCGGAGTACACCGGCGAGTTTCAGGCGTACTTCAAGGGCGGCGCGCCGACCCAGAAGCTGGAAGAGCTTCGCGCTGCGGCGACGAAGACCGACGGCGAGGGCGGCTACCTTGCCCCGATCGAGTGGGACCGCTCGATCAGCAAGCGGCAGAAGATCATCTCGCCGATGCGCCAGAACAGCTCCGTCATCACGATCAGCAGCGCCGGCTTCAAGAAGGTCTACTCCGACGGCGTCGTCGGCAGCGGCTGGGTCGGTGAAACGGCGGCTCGCCCGCAGACGACCACGCCCGGCCTGACCTCGCTCGGCTTCACGATCGGCGAGCTCTACGCCAACCCGGCGGCCTCGCAGGGCCTGCTGGACGATGCCGAGATCGACATTGAGGCGTGGCTGGCGGACGAGGTTTCGACCGAGTTCGACAAGCAGGAGGGTGTCGCCTTCCTGTCCGGTGACGGCGGCAACAAGCCCGACGGCGTGCTGACCTACGTCACTGGCGGCACGAACGCCGCGAAGCACCCCTTCGGTGCCATTATCGCGCTCCCGTCGGGTGCCGCGGCGGCGGTCACCGGCGACGCGCTGTTCGACCTCCAGGCCGATCTGCCGGCGGAGTTCCTGCCGAACGCCAAGTTCTTCATGAACCGGGCCGCGCAGGCGTCTTTCCGCAAGCTGAAGAACAACGATGGCGCGTATCTGTGGCAGCCGAGCCTCGCGCTCGGTGTTCCGCCGACGCTCGCCGGTGAAGCGGTGGTCGACATGCCCGGCATGCAGAACGTCGCGGCCGGCAACATCGCCGCGCTCTACGGCGACATGGCCGAGACGTATCAGGTGGTCGACCGCACCGGCGTCCGCGTGCTGCGCGACCCGTACACCGCCAAGCCCTTCGTGCTGTTCTACACCACGAAGCGCGTCGGCGGCGGCGTGAAGAACCCGACGGCCATGCGCGCCCTGCGCATCGCAGCGGCGTGATCTGACGGGGCCGGCCCTCGCGCCGGCCCCTCACTCTGGGAGAAAACCCATGACTGTTACCAAGAAGACGGTCGACACGACCAACATCGCCCCTTCCGCCACCCCCGGCGTCTCCGACACCGCCGGTATCACGGAAGACACGCTCACCCCGGCGACGCATGTCGCGGCCAGTGGCGCGTTCATCGAACCCGAGATTGTCGATCGCATCGATGTCTCGCACCCGGCGGTCGACAACAACCCCCGCAAGGGTCAGTCGAAGCTGGCGAACCAGATCGACTTCAACGATCCGACCGCCAGCACCGAGGAGGCGGTCGCCCGCAACCTCGACGCGGCCGGCGCAGATCAGTCGAAGGACTGAACCTGTTCGGGGTCGGCTTTCCCCCTTGGCCGGCCCCGACCCCCTCCTGCTGACGAGGTGAGCAATGGCTGACGAACTCGTCACGCTGGAGCAGGTCAAGCAACAGCTGCGGCTGGAGGCGGCTGACACCGATCTGGACGGCCGGCTGAACGACATGCGGGTCGCCGCGCGCGCCCTGATCGAAGAATATGTGCGCCGGGACATCGTGGCGACGTGGCCGAACGTGACAGATCGCCAGCGCGTGATCGCCGGACAGGCCGCGCTCCTGATGATCGAAGAATGGTTCGTCCGCGGTGCTGAAGGGCAGGTTCCGATCGCGGTGACGTGGATGCTGCGCCCGTTGAGGCTTCACCGGATATGATCCCCCGCGGTCGTCTCAACACCCGCCTGACGATCGAGCGGCAGACCGCCGACAACTCCTTCGACGGGGCTGGGCAGGAGGTCTGGACGCCAGTCGCCAAGGTCTGGGCGGAAGTGCAGGACGTGCTGCCGAGCCGGGGCGAACGCGACGAGAGCGGCTTTACGGATACGACGTGGCGCGCGCGGGTCCGCATGGACCGGCGCAGCGACATCACGTCCGCGATGCGCTTCGTCGGCCGCGGACGCGCGATGGAGATCGTCTCTGGCCCGGCGCTGGTCGAAAATCCACGCTGCGTAGAGTTTGTGGTCGAAGAGTTCGGCACGAAGGCCGCCTGATGCCGATCGTGAAGGGCCGTGAGGCCGTGAAGCGGTTCATCACCAGCATCCCTGAGAAGATGGAGCGCGGCGTGCTGCGCGGGGCGGCCAAAGCCGGCGGCGCGGTCATCATGGAAGAGGCCAAGGCGCGGGTGAGTTCCGACGAGGTCGGCGAACACCTCCAGATGAAGGCGAAATCCGAACGCGGGCAGATCAAGGTGCGGATCAGCATCAAGCCCGGCTTCTGGCGGTCGGTCGGGACGTGGTTAGAGCTGGGTACGGACCCGCACTACATCTCGGTCGATGCCAGTCAGCGGAACGGGCGCAGCGTTGGCCGCATCAACCGGCTCGCGAAGACCGGGACCCTCGTCATCAACGGCAAGCCCGTCGGCAGCACCGTGTTCCACCCCGGCGCCCGGCCGAGCCCGTGGCTTCGTCCGGCGCTGGACCTGAAGGAGCGCGACGCGATCGCCGCCGCGCAATCCTACATCAACGCGCGGGTGCGCCGCTCAGGCTTGCTTGCCGACACCGAGGACTAGGCATGGACGGTGTCGAGATCATCAGCACGCTCCTGCGCGTGCCGGGCGTGACCGACGTTGCGCCGGCGAACGTGAAGGGCGGCGAGTTGCCCGAAGACGCTCCCCAGCCGGCGCTGCTGATCCGATCCGACAGCCTCGCCGACCGTGATCGTCTGAAGCGTGGTCCGCTGGTGCATTCGACCGAACGGATTGCCGTCACCGTCCGCGCCGCGACCTACCGCGAGATGCGCGCGATCATTCGACAGGTTCGCACCGCCTGCGCCGGCCTCGTCATCGCCTCGATGGGAGACGCCCAGCGCATCGCGATCCTGCCCGCCGGCATGGGGCCAGAGCGGCGCGGCGGAAGCGGTAGCTTCGAGCGCACCCAAGATTTCCGCGTCTCCTACGACGCACCCGCCTGAAGGAGAACGATCATGGCGAACAAGAGCGACATCACCCAGACAGATGGGACTGCCGACACCAAGGCCGACGCGCGCGCAGCCGCGAAGCCGCACTTCGCGACCCGCGAGTTCAACGATGTTGGCACCGGCCGCACCTTTGGGCTCGGCGACGATCTGAAGGATGTCACGCCGGGCGACCTCGGCAACTACGTCGCGGCCGGCCTCGCTTCCACCGAGCGTCCGAAGACCGACGCCCCCGTTCCGGCCGCTCCCGCGGCCTAACCCGCTTTCCTGCCCGCGACAGGACTGACCCGCCGGCCCGGCCGGCTCGCCATTACGGAGAATATCGATGGCATCCTTGACTGCGGCGGGCACCGGGCTCGCCATCACTGCCGCTGCGCCTGCATCGCAGGACGTGGCCGGCTATTCCGCCCTGACCTACACCGAGATCAACAACGTCGAGCAGCTCGGCGCGTTCGGTGCGACCCAGGAGGTCGTGAACTTCCAGCCGCTGAAGGGCGAGTTGCAGAAGTACAAGGGGCCGAACAACAGCGGCGCCATCCAGCCGTCGATCGCGCACGATGATGCCGACGCCGGCCAGACGCTGCTGCGTACCGCGGCCGATGACGCGACCTCGAAGCTGTACGCCTTCCGCGTGACCTACGCGGACGGCGCGCGCCGGTTCTTTCAGGGCCGCGTGTTCGGCTACCCCGAGACGGTCGGCGCGGCGAACTCCATGCTCATGGCGAACCCGTCGATTGAGATCAGCAGCAAGGTCATCAAGGCCCCGGCTGCCTGATCCGTCCTGCCAGCGCCCGCGACGCTGGTTCTACCCCATGCATCGGCCCGCCCTGCTCATCGCGGGTGTTCGGGCGGGTCGGTGCACCATCCTTCCCGCGAAAGGTTAACCCATGAAGATCAAGACGCTCGCCGTCGCCCCGACGGCATTCCTCCACCTGAAGGGTCCCGACGGCCATTACCTCTACGACGACGACAAGGGCGAGAAGAAGGTCGGTATCGACCTGTACAGCCCCGGCTCTCGTCAGGCGGCGCTGGTCGAGGCGCGCCGCTCGCAGCGCGTCATTCAGCGCATGCAGGACAATGACAACAAGTTCTCGATCCCGCCGATCGAGCAGCAGCGCACCGAGGCGGCCGAAGATCTGAAGGACCTGACCGCAGGCTTCCACAACCTCGAATATGACGGCCCCGACGGGAAGCCCCTGACGGGTTCCGCGCTGTTCGCTGCGGTCTATTCGGACCCGGAGATGGGCTGGATCAACGCGCAGGTGAACAAGTTCACGGGCGACTGGGGAAAGTTCAAGGCCGCGTAGAGCGCGAACTGACGCTCTACGTCCGGCAGCTGGCTTGGCTTAACGCCAAGCCACGCCCGCCGGCAGGATCGAAGATGGCCGAACAGTTCGACCTCGCCAAGGCGATCAGCCGGTTCGACCGGATGAAGGCCGACAAGGTCACGCCGCGGATGCCGCCGATCGGCGCACCGCATCTCTTCCAGTGGCTCACCGAAATTGGCCTCACCGAGTCGAGCGACTCCGGGCTGAAGCCTCTCTCGTGGCGGGAAATCTCCGCATGGGTCGAGCGCACGGCGGTCGATCTTGCCCCGTGGGAAGCCCGCCTGATCCGCGCGCTGTCGGCGTCATACGTCGCCGAGAGCCGGCGGGCGGAAGATGAGACGGCGCCACCCCCCTACCACACCGGCGAAGTGTCGGCGGCCGAAGTCCAGCGCGAGGTCAACTCGCTCCGGGGCTTGCTGGGCTGACCAACCGAAAGGAGGCGCATCATGGAAGACGATGACGGTGCCGGCCTTTCGGTAGGTTTCGCGATCGACACCAACGGCGCGTTCGCCGAGGTGCTGCGCTTCGCCCAGATGTTCG